CAAATCGTTTGATTTGGAACAATTGGCAGAAGTTTATGGGAGAGCAGACCAACCCGGGTGATTCAATTTCTTATGTTGTTCCACAACAAGTTTCACCCAGTGGCGGATATGCAGTGGGTTCATTGCAGGATTACATGGGTTTACCGACTGTTGGACAGGTAACTGCTGGCAAGACTGTTTCTCATTGTGCATTTTGGCCTCGTGCGTATAATTTAATTTGGAATGAATGGTTCAGGGATGAAAATTTACAGAATAGTGCCACAGTTGATAAAGGTGATGGCCCAGATACAGTTTCTAATTATGTCTTGCGTCGTCGTGGTAAACGCCATGATTATTTTACTTCTTCTTTACCTTGGCCTCAAAAAGGTGCTGCTGTAACGTTGCCTTTAGGCACTACTGCTGATATTAAGCGCACTTCTAGTGCATCTGGTTGGGACATTTATCAAGCTGGTACAAATACTAAGTTAAATTATAGTGCTCCACATTTGCAAGGTTTGGCGTCTGGTAAAGTAGAATTGGATTCTGGTGCATTAGCTGGCCCTATTAGTTTTGATCCTGTTGGTGGTTTATATGCTGATTTAAGTACAGCTACAAGTGCTACTATTAATCAGCTTCGTCAAAGTTTTCAAATTCAAAAATTACTTGAAAGGGATGCACGCGGTGGTACACGTTACACTGAAATTATTCGCGCTCATTTTGGAGTCATTAGTCCTGATGCTCGCTTGCAGCGTCCTGAGTATTTGGGCGGTGGTTCTACTCCCATTAACATTAATCCCATCGCACAAACCTCGGCGACTAATATTAGCGGTGGCTCTACCGTACTCGGTAATCTCGCTGCAATGGGAACGGCTCTTGCAAATAAACACGGATTTACGCAATCTTTTACGGAGCACGGTGTAATTCTTGGTTTAGTTTCCGTGCGGGCTGATTTGACATATCAGCAAGGTCTTGAGCGTATGTGGAGTCGTTCGACCCGTTATGACTTTTATTTCCCAGCTTTTGCTACATTAGGTGAGCAAGCTGTGTTGAATAAGGAGATTTATGTTACTGGTGATACTGCTGACAATAGTGTATTTGGATATCAGGAACGGTGGGCTGAATACCGTTATAAGCCCAGCAAGATTACTGGATTGTTTAGATCAACCAGTGCAGGAACAATTGATGCATGGCATTTAGCTCAGAAGTTTACTTCGTTGCCAACGTTGAATAATACATTTATTGAAGATAACCCTCCAGTTTCACGTGTAGTAGCTGTGGGTTCTGCTGCCAATGGACAGCAGTTCCTCTTTGATTCTTTCTTTGATATTAAGAAAGCTCGTCCAATGCCAATGTATAGTGTACCTGGCTTGATCGATCACTTCTAAGGAGAAAGAATATGTTTGGTGGATTAATGGAGATTGCAGCCCCTTTGATTGGTATGGCTGCTGCTCCAGCCACCGGCGGTGCATCTTTAATGCCCGCGTTAATTGGTGGTGGAGCTAGTTTAATTGGCGGTATGATGACTAATACTGCTCAACGTGGTTTAGCTCAAAGTGCTCAGAATTTTTCTGCAGCACAGACACAGGCTCAAATGGATTTTCAGGAGCGTATGAGAGCGACGCAGTATCAAACTGCTGTTCAGGATCTTATGGCTGCTGGACTTAATCCCATGCTAGCCTATACTCAAGGCGGCGCAGGCACACCGTCTGGCGGAGCCGCAGTTGGTCAACAAGCTACGTTGCGAAACCCTGCAGAAGGTTTAGCAAGCAGCGCTTATCAGCTAGGGATGGTTAAGTCAGATATTGATTTAAAAGAAGCGAATACGATTGAGTCGATAGCTAGGACTCAACGTGAAGAAGAAACCGCAAAGAATTTAGATGCGGATACTAAGTTAAAGATTTTAGAAGCTCCAAACGTAAGTCAACGTTTGAAGAATTTGATTTCAGAAGAATTATTAAATGATGCACGTCGTACAGCGACTAGTGCAGAAGAAGCTGTTCGTAGAGTCGACGAACAGATTAAACGGCTTGGCGATTTACCAGAAGCCAAAGTCCGTGGTAAATATGCCGAGACTGTCGGCATTGCAAGTCCATTGTTAAAAGATATTGGACAGGCAACAAGCAGTGCAGCTAGTGCTGCATCTGCTGTAAGAGGAGTATCGAATCCGTTCAGGATTCAGAATGTTCAACCAATGCCTTCTAGGAGATAAAAATGGCAAAAGTTCAGGTACCATTTTTGCGTACACCTTATAACTACGATACGATGGCCGTTTCAAATGAAACCGGCCTTAAGTGCGAGGAGGAGACACTCGCACAACAGCATTTCAAAGATGAATGCGACATTAATAACATAATGGAGCGTTTTGGTTTGACTGGCGAATTGCCAGCAAATCCATTACCGCCACAATATGGCGATTTTTCTGGGGTTTTAGATTATCACAGCGCTTTGAACGCTGTATTAGCTGCGCAAGACGCATTTAGCGAATTGCCAGCAACTTTAAGGGCTCGTTTTGAAAACGATCCCAATAATTTAATTCGGTTTTTGGATGATCCAAATAACCGTGAAGAAGCTATTAACCTTGGGTTAGTAGCTAAGGAACCTATGGTCTCGATGCCTGAACCATCGGAACCATCCAGTGCCCCGTCAGGCACTGGAGCACAGTTACCTACTTGATGTAACTGTGCTAGGTGACACCGACACAGCTTAATGAACCACAAAAAGGAGATTTATATGCGCCCTTTAGCTAGAAAACCAGTTAATAAAATGCGTTCTGCAAAACGCTTTAAAAGCCATGTTAAGCGTACGAAAGCGGCTAACATGAATATCAACCCCATGCGAGGTGGATGGAGGCTCTAATTGCCCTGTTTTAAGCCTTTACCGGCTTACCGGTGTTCAGACGGATCAGTGGTTTTTTCAGAGTTACGACGGTTTAACGTAGTACAAACCCTTAGTATCCCGTGTGGTCAGTGCGTAGGCTGTCGGTTAGAACGCAGTCGCCAATGGGCGATGCGTTGTTTGCATGAGGCATCGTTATATAAGCAAAATTGTTTTATAACGTTGACTTATGCTGATGAGCATTTGCCTAACGATTTATCGTTGCATTATGCTGATTTTCAGAAGTTTATGAAACGTCTTCGTAAGCGTTTCAAAGATAAGACAATCAGATTTTATATGGCTGGAGAATATGGCGAAAATTTTGGCAGACCTCATTTCCATGCATGCATCTTCAACTTGGATTTTCCAGATAAAAAGTTATGGAAAAAAACAGGATCTGGTTGTCGAATTTATAGATCCGAAATCCTTGAGGATCTTTGGCCTTTTGGTTATTCCTCAATCGGAGATGTGAATTTTCAAAGTGCAGCGTATGTTGCACGTTATATTATGAAGAAAGTGACCGGAGATGCTGCGGAGCAGCATTACTCGATGCTTGATATTAATTCGGGCGAGATTTCCAAAAGGACTCCCGAATTTAATAAGATGTCATTAAAACCCGGTATAGGTTATGAATGGTATAAAAAGTTTAAGAATGATGTATATCCTCATGATTATGTTGTTATTAATGGTAAAAAAGTAAAACCACCGAAGTTTTACGATAAAAAGTTAAAAAATGATTTTCCTTTTGAATGGGACGAAGTAGAATTTAAGAGGTATAGTCAAGCAAAAGATAATTTTGCTGATAATACAGATGAGCGATTGTTAGTGAAAGAAACTATTGCAAAAGCTCGTTTATCTTTGTTAAAACGTGAACTTGTATAGGGAGTTTTTATGCGTTTAATTATGTGTGCAGTAAGAGATCGTGCAGCGGATGCGTATGCACGTCCAATGTTTGTTCCATCAGTAGGTATTGCTATTCGCAGTTTTTCCGATGAAGTTAATCGGAAAGCTGAAGATAATCAGATGTATAACCATGCTGATGATTTTGATTTGTATGAGTTAGGTGAGTATGATGACGAGACTGCAAAGTTTATGATTCTTGATTTGCCTAAACAGTTAGCAATTGGAAAGCAGGTAAAAATATCTGAGTAATTAACAAACCTCCCCTTTGGGTGTATAAAGGGGAGGAGTCTATAGGGAGGAGATATGCACCGTAATAAGTCTGTAAACGTACATCAGTTTGCCATGATTCCTAAGGCGGAAATTCCGCGATCTACGTTTGATCAACAAACGACTCATAAGACTACATTTGATTCTGGTTATTTAATACCAGTTTATGTAGATGAAGTTCTTCCCGGAGATACGTTTAAGTTAAATATGACGGCATTTGTCCGTTTGGCTACGCCTCTTTATCCAATTATGGATAATATGCATTTGGATTCTTTTTTCTTTTTTGTACCAAATCGTTTGATTTGGAACAATTGGCAGAAGTTTATGGGAGAGCAGACCAACCCGGGTGATTCAATTTCTTATGTTGTTCCACAACAAGTTTCACCCAGTGGCGGATATGCAGTGGGTTCATTGCAAGATTACATGGGTTTACCGACTGTTGGACAGGTAACTGCTGGCAAGACTGTTTCTCATTGTGCATTTTGGCCTCGTGCGTATAATTTAATTTGGAATGAATGGTT